TCATGCAATAAAAAAGAGCGGTCATACTGCGATGTCCGCTCCGGTGTCCGGATTCTCTGTGTCTTTTGTCGCGTCCCAATGGCCGTCTGCGCCTACGTAGTAGTAATACGGCGCTCCGCCGACGGAAGGCTGCGTGCCGCGCACGTATGCCTCTTTCGCCATGAGACCGGTCTTCGTGAGGTAGTACTGCGCGCCCTGGTACTCAAGCCACTGTCCGGAAAGCATTCCGCCATCTCCGGCGAGGTAGTACCAGCCTGCTGCATCCTGAAACCAGGTATCACGGATGAGAAATCCAGCGTTGTCAAAGACGTACCACCGGCCTCCGATATACTTCCACTTTCCAGCAACGATCGTGCCGTTCTCGTCGATATACTGCCAGCTGCTGCCTTTCTGCAGCCAGCCCGTGTGTGCGTTTTCTCTGTGCTTCGCGCAAGCGGTGTAGGCGCACCACGACGTAAACTCCGCACACCAGTAAACGCCGTTCATGCCGTACCACGCCCCGTATTTCGTAAAATTCTCGTCGCCGGGGTTGCCGGTCTTGCTCTCCAGCTGAGCGGCGCTCGCCTTTTCGACGTACCCCACCTCTCCAAGTGCTGTCGCAATCAGCTCTTCGGCCGAGCACGTGTCAGCTCCGTAGCGCGGGCGGCCGAAACCGTCGATTAGATGGCCGCCGCCAACCTCAGAGGGCGAGAAAACATAGGTTTTCACCGCGACGCACCCGCCGTCACGCGAGAAGTATTTTCCCGCGGCGGTGTTGCCCTCTACGGTCGTGATCCGGATCTTGCTAAAAGCGAGCCGCTCGACCTTAATCACGATGCCGACGTGCGCGACGCGCCCCTTTGCTCTGCTAAAAAAATACACGACGTCCCCAGGGAGCGGGTCTTTAAGGTACCGCCCTGCGCGGACGAAGTAGGCCTTGCCCTCAGGCGTATAGGCCGTGTATCCGCCGCACAGGAGTTTCTGTCCTGCCTGATATGAATTCATGTTGCCTCCTACTCTTTCAGGTCATCCACGATAACCACGGCGTCCATGGTGACGCCCACATTCTCTTTGAAAATTCCGTACCGCTTGCCGAGAAGCTCGGCGGCTTTCAGCCGGTCTTTCGCGGCTACATCAATTGCCGTAATATCCTGCATGCCGTCGCCGATCAGCTGCAGCGTCTGCTCTCTCTGCTCACCGCGCATGATAGAGGTGAGATACTCTAAAACCTCTTGCGCGTCCGCAACCTTTGCGGAATGCAGCTCATCCAATAGCGCTTTCAAGTGCGCCTGCACCCGAGGGTTTTTCATGAGGGTGGTACTTACCACCGTAGCGCTCCGCTTCGAATACCCTGCGCGGATAGCCGCCTGCGCAGCATTGCCGTCAATCAGGTACTCCTCGCAGAATCTACGCTGTCGTTCTGTCAATTTTGCCATCGCAAGCTCCTTTCTCTGAAATAAAAAAAAATCCCCGGCGGGCAGGAGGTCGCCTGTCCATCCCGAGACCAGGCTAGGAGAATCCCGCCGGGAAATAAAAAAGGCGACGGAGTTCCGTCACCTTCTTCGCCCTACACTATAACACAGTTGACATATAACATTCACTATGTTTTTACTAACATTTACTATATACATTTTTACTGCATAATTGCATATTGCTCAAGTGCCTTAAGCCCCTTTCTGTGTAGTACAAAAGCGTGCTGCGGCGCGATATTCATCTCTGCCGCTATCCGCTCGAAGCTCTGATACTCGACATACCGCCTGTATAATACATCCATTTGTAGCGGATTATCAAGCTTCTGGATCAGCCGAATGGTGCTGTGCTTCTCATCGACGAAGGTGTCAATCTCCGCATTGATTTCCTGCTCAAGGGCGATTATCCGGAGAACCGGTGTCACAAAGGCCGCCTCTCCGGAGCCGCTCGACTGTACCCGCTCTCTCGAGGTATCGAAGCCCGCGACACAGGTCGACAAGGCTCTAAGCGACTCCAGTTCCCTAAGCTTTTGATTGATCACGGTGTCCAATAGCTGGAGTCGCTGCAAGTAAGCTTTTACATCCATCTCTTTCCCTCCTCTCGAAGCAAATCCAAATTGTCCCCGCAAAGCTCTTTATTTGCCTTCGCCTGCTTCACGCACCGGAGCGTCTCTTTGTAGCTCGCTGAAAGCTCTTTTGCGGAGACCTTCACTCTTTTAAGCTCTTCCGGACTAAGTGTAGCTCCGGACGGGCGTTTTCCTGTCTCCGCCATCCGCTTCGCCTCGTTTGCTTCGGTCTGATAATCGATGCAGCGCTTGCTCGCAATCCTCCAGAGCTCCGCGTATTCAGCCTCACGGCGCGTAAGATGCTCACTCAGCTGCTCGAAAAGCCTCGGACGGCTATGAAACTCTGCCTTGTCGATGAGCCTCAGGAATCGTTTAAAGCGCGCCACCTTACACGGCAGAAATTCGTTCAGGTCAAAAATCATGCTGCATTCATCATCCTCGATTTTGAGTCTCAGCTCCTCCATGCTCTCTCCTCTCTTTCAGCGCCCTCATGAGGGACGCTTGCGTGACGTCCTTACTCTGCAAAGCCCTCATCACCTGCTCATCGACTGTGCCGGTGGCAATGAGGTGGTGTATGATTACCGGCTTTTCCTGCCCCTGCCGATGCAGTCTCGCATTCGCCTGCTGATAAAGTTCAAGGCTCCATGTGAGGCCGTACCAGACGATTGTGTGCCCGCCCTCTTGAAGATTAAGGCCGTAGCCGACACTCGCCGGATGTGCAAGCAGCACCTTTATCTTTCCGGCATTCCAATCGGCAATGTCCTTCTCAGTCTCCAGCGTCCGCGCTTCCGGAATTTTTCCCTGGATAGCGGAGAGGTCGTGCTTGTAGCTATAAAAGACCAACACGGGGCTGTCGGTCGTGTCGACGATCTCCGATAGCGCCTCAAGTTTTGCCTCGTGAATCTTCACCGGTACATTGTCCACACTGTAGACACTGCCGTTTGCAATCTGCAAAAGCTTTCCCATGACGGCTGCTGCATTGAGTGCTGCAATGTCCTCATCGTCTATCTGGAGAAGCTGCTCTTCCTCCATACGCTTATATGCTGCCATCTCGGAGGCGGAAAGCTTCACGGGGATTACATTGTCGATTCGCTTCGGCAGCTGCAGGTAATCAGCGGCGCTCATGCTGATGCAGATATCGCTGATTTTTTTCTCGATAGTCTCCTGCGCTCCGCGTATCGGCTCCCACTTGTATGTGGTGTAGCCATTTCGAGCCCCCGGCCGGAAATACGCCTCGCGGTATGCGCCGATCGTCCCGCCGAGGCGCTCGCCCCTGTCGAGAAGGTAAATCTCCGCCCAGAGATCCATAAGGCCATTCGGCGACGGTGTACCGGTGAGGCCGACCACGCGCTTTGTGTGCGGCAGCACTTTCCGGAGAGCCCGGAAGCGCTGTGCCTGCGGGTTCTTAAAGCTCGACAGCTCATCGACCACTATCATGTCAAAGGGCCACTTTTTGCGCTGCCGGTAAGTCTCGACAAGCCATTTCACATTATCCCGGCCGATCACATAGATATCGGCATCCGCTGCTAGCGCGCTTAGGCGCTGCTGCTCGGTGCCAAGGACTTTGGAGATCCGGAGATCCTTTAGGTGGTCCCATTTTTCGTGCTCCCTTGTCCATGTGTCCTCTGCGACGCGCTTCGGCGCGATAATCAGGACGCGCGATACATCGAAACAGTCGTACATGAGCTCTTGGATAGCTGTCATCGTGATGACGGTCTTGCCGAGTCCCATCTCCAGCAGAAGGCCGATATTCGGCTTTTCGACTGTCAGCGCGATTGCGCGCTTCTGGTAGTCGTGCGGAATGAATTTCACTCGATGCCGCCTCCCCTCAGTTCTCGTATAAATTCTTCGGCCTCAGCACGCCCCGCGATCGTCCGGACGTCTACGCCAAGGGCCCGAAGGCTTTTCTGCTGCCATACCTGTATGGGCGAAAGCCGGCCCTTTGGCGCTTTCAGCTCCACCAGATAAATTCTGCCGCCCGGAAGAAAAACAATTCGGTCGGGCACGCCATCATTTCCGGGACTCGTAAATTTGAGCGCTCTGCCTCCCAGATTCTTAATCTGCTCTCGCAGCCATTTTTCAATTTCTCTCTCGCGCATATCCCTCCCAACAACAACTCGGGTTACAAGTCATCATTTTTCTATATACGCGCGTATATACGCCTACGCGGGCGCTTTTCGCGTGTTTTTAGGTAAATATAAGTTGTGTATAGGAAAAAGTTGTAACCTTGTAACTTTTTCCCCGCAAAGCCTTTATTTATGCGGGCTCGCGGGTGGTTACAACTCGGTTACAAGTGCGGTTACAAGTTGGAGTTGTAACTTTTTCAACTTGCAACCCTATTGCATTTTTGGTTACAACTTTGACTTGTAACCAGTTGTAACCAGCACTTGTAACGCTAAGCTGCACCCCTTTCTCATCCATCTGTCCGCTTCGCATACGGGCGCTGCGCGCCATAGCCAGGGACCTTTTCAACCTCTCCGGTTCTCTCCCATTCCGGCAGCCTTGCCATAATGGCAGCAATCTCATACCCGTCTTGCTTCTTCCAGGCATTTTTAGGCCGACCGAAGCACTCCACGAAGATCTCTTTCGCGCAGACTCGCGTCCGCTGCATCGTGCCCTTCTGCTGCTCCGGAGACAGCACGTCCCGCTGCCTAAAGTAGTCGCAGCGCTTATCAATGTCCCAGCTGTACCAGTCCTCAGGTAAAAGCGTCTCAAGGTAATCAATAACTTCTCCCTCGCGGTCGTCATACTCAAGTGCTGCCTGCTGCGCCTTTGCGGCCTCTTTTTCCATTTCAGCATCGAGGAAGCTATCCTCTCCGTCCGTCGCATACTGCACAGCTTCCGCCCATATCTGCGAACGCACTTCCTCAGTCATATCCCAGATAGAGAGCTTTCCGCCGCCGTTTACCGTGACCGGCCAAAAGCGCCGGTTTCCGGTCGTGTCTCGCAAAAAGCCCGTCGTTGAATTCGTTGTACCGCATATAATCGCCGTGCGCGGATGACGCTCCACGACTCGCCCATAGGCTGCGCGGTACTCATCCACCTGCCTACTGATAAAGCCCTTCATGATGTCGACATCGGCTTTCCGCGTGCCCTGCATCTCGCCGATTTCCATGATCCAGACACCCTGCAGCTTCTCGGCTGCGGTCTTATCTCTCGTGTCTGCGAGGCTTAAAGAGTCGCTGAACCATTTGCCGCCGAGCTTCCGGAGTAAAGTGCTCTTTCCGATGCCGGGCTTTCCGTCGAGGACAAGCACCGTGTCGAATTTACAGCCGGGCTCCCATACGCGCTGCACGGCCCCAATTAGGGTCTTCCGCGTGACCGCGCGTGTGTAGGGCGTGTCCTCCGCACCGAGGTAATCAATTAAAAGCGAATCGACTCGCGGGACGCCGTCCCACTCCGGAAGGCTTTTTAGGTAGTCCCGTAGTGGATTAAAGCGCCGCTGGTCTGTGACGATGGTAAGCGCCTTCATGAATTTGTTCTCCGGAAATTGCACGCCGTACTGATCGGCCACCCAGCCGTAAAGCTGTGCGTCGTCCGCGTCACGCCAGTACTTATTAGGCCTTTTCCACGGCAGCTCTCCGCTCACCTCTACAGCTCCGGAGAGTTCGTTAAAGCGTATGCCCTGAAGCGCAGGATGGTGCTGCAGTATGAGGACTGCGTTCGTGATATTCGCGCGTACTGCGCCTTCCTCGCTTCTCGTGAGAAGCGTTTCCCAGTCTTCAGTGACCTCTTCGCTTCCGAAATCGAGCACCGCCCGCTCTTTGGTGTCCTTCGCGAGCGTGAGCTTTGTCTCGGGATCCTCAGAGGCAAAGGACGCCATAGCTTGGAAGCTCGGAAGCTTTTTTCCACTGCCCTCGATGCCCTCATCCAGATGCCCGTAGCGGTGTATCCGGACAAGGTCGAAAGCATTGCAAAGCTGCCCGCTGATAGGGTCCGTCGAGTGATTTGAGAAAGCAAATTCGTCACCGTCATAAATCACAAGGCCCGCGGCCGTGGAGCCTGCGGTGTATGTGTATCTGTCTTCCTTAGCAGTCGGCGTATACACGTCCGATAGGAATTTCTCAATGGCTGCGGTCACCGAGTAGGTACGGCAGAACGCGCCGACAATGCCTTTTTTCTCGAGAGGGTTGCCCTGCTTATCCGCAAGGCGCTTTTTGATACCGGTCATCCGTGAGGACTCCGGCCAATAGCTCGTGTCCATCCAGTCCGGATACTCGGCTAAGACCTCATCGGCATTAAGGAACGGCGCGTCATAAAAGCGGAACACCGGTGCTACATCCGCGCTGTGTGAGGGCCAGTACATGAGCCGTGTCGGCTGGAAGGTCGAGTCGTCGAAATAGTCGATACCGACCTTCTCCGCGATTTTCCGCGCGATAGCCTCGTACTCATCCGGCGTAACCGTGCGGGACAGCGGCATGATGAGCCGGAGGCGTGGCTTCGCCTCCGTGTGCTTGTGCGTTGAGTAGACCGCCATAGCGCAGTCCAGCTCGAGGTTATCCATGAGAGCATCCCAGAGCCCCGCCGGTGGGAAGTCGAGGTCGAGAGTGAGTAGCTGTCTCGACTCGACAAAGCCGGTTTTTCGCTTTCCGTCTCGTAGATGACCGCCAACAAAACCGCCGATGTCCTTTATCCTGTCCTGCTGCTCCTTCGGGAGCTTCATATACTCCGCGTGGGTCTCTCCTGTCTGCTGTGATGCGCTGAGGCGCTTGAGCAGCACAGACCAGAGCATGGTCTTGTTTTTCCAGGCAGTCTCAAAACGGCTCTTTCCAAGCGCGACCGCCAGCTCCCCGTTGTGGGTTATCGGAAGGCTCTGGTCTGATAAAGCAATTACAGCGCCCATTTAGTCCCCCCCCTTCTTAGTCTTTCATGTAGTACGGTGTCTCGTACCCGTCGCCTTTAAGCGGTAGCCCCGGAGCCCAGTCAATCGGTTCAGCCATGCAGCGGTTAATCACTGCCAGCGCGTCGGTGTCCTCATGCGGTACATCGACAATCATTTCATCGTGCACGTGCATCACGATTTTGTAGCCCAGGGCGCTGACGCGCATCATAGCGACCGCGAGGCAATCTCGAGCCGTGGCCTGAGTGATATTCTCTACAAGCTTTCCGCCATAGGTCTCAGTGACTCCCCATGCCTTGGTCTCTTGGTTTACTCCCATGTACACAATCTGCTCTCTGCCGGTCACAGGATCCTCGCGGAGTCGTGCGTCCCAGTAGCAAAGCTTTCTCCCGCCCGGGAGCTTTATAAAAAGATTTCCGTTGATGTAGCTAAAAGCAATTCCGTGCGCGAGCCTCACTGTCCGGTGCTCTCTGATTGCGGTCTTTGCTGCGAACTCGCAATTTCGCCAAAGCTTTGGGATTTTAGGATTCGCGGCTCTCCATGCGTCTACGATACTCTGCAATTCCTCCTCCGGAATTGCGCCGCTTTTGTCCATGCGCTTCATCGCGCCAACGCCGCCCTGGAAACCGCAGGCCAATTCCGCCACCTTACCTTTTTGCCGGAGCTCGGCATTCACGCCGTGCTTCACGACCGGCACGTGGTACATTTGACTCGCAGTCTCGCAGTAGATGTCCTTGCCCTCTCGGAAGGCCTCCAGCCGCCATTCCTCTCCGCTGAGCCAGCTGATGACACGCGCCTCGATGGCGGAGAAATCAGATACCACAAAGCGGCAGCCCTCGGACGGTATGAAAGCCGTCCGGATGAGCTCGGAAAAGACAAAGGCTGTCTCTCCGAAAAGCGTCTCAAGCGTGGCAAAGTCTCCTGCAGCTGCGAGCTCTCTCGCAAGGCCTAAGTCCGGAAGGGAATTTTTCGCGAGATTGTGCGTCTGCACAAGCCTCCCCGCCCAGCGGCCGGAGCGATTCGCGCCGTAAAACTGGAGGATCCCGCGGAGGCGGTCATCCTCACAGATAGCGCTTTGCATCGCGCTGTATTTGCTGACGGAGGTCTTGCCGAGCGCTTGTCTGATTTCGAGCGCCCGCTGCACTTTTTGCGGCGCGTCGCCTCGCGCAAGAGCCTCTGCGACTGCATCCTTCGTGAGCGTCGCCATAGGATAGCCCTGCGTAGCCACCCAGCCCCTAAGCTGCGTAAGGCTATTTGGATTCCCGAGCCCTGTAAGCTCCTGCGCCTCCGCAAGAAGCTCCTTCCGCCGCTCATTGTCATAATCGACGATTCTGTCTATCATGCCGCGGTCGAGGCGCACGCCGCGGTCATTCATGCGCTGGTCAAGCTCCCAAAGCTCCTGCTCATCCTCCGGCGTTTTGTACGCGGCGAGCCGTTTCCGGATCTCCGTCTCTGAGACCACGTCCTGCCGGTTATACTCGATATAAAGCTTCCATTTCTCCGGATCATGCTCCGGGAGGTTTCTTCTTCTGCCACCGTTCGCCCGTGTGGGCTTACAGGGCTTTGAGAAATACTGGATGAGCGCTTTACCCTGCGGGTCTTTTAGCTTGTCTTCCGGCAGGCCGAGAGCCACTCCGGAGCTTGCAAGACTTCCGGGCAAGCCAAGCGTCAGCGCTTTAATCATCGTGCACTGCCATTGCTCGGGCGGCATAGGCTCCTTAAGCCACCGCGCAAGACAGGTGCGCTCGAAATTTGCGTTGTAAGCGGTCTTTAGAATATCGGGATCCGTGAGAGCCTCGCAAAAGCGGCGGAGCTCTTCGTCTGTATCTCTGTCGATTGACATGGTGTCAATCACATGTACGTCGTCCTCATCGTCGTAGCTATAGCCGATCAGTAGTACATCAAAGTCCGGCGCCTCCACATATCTGTAGACGCCGGACTCGATGAGATCCACAGAGCTATACGTCTCGATGTCGACGCCCATCACTCTGCGCATATGCAGCTCCTCTCTTTAGAAATCGTCGTCCTCATCGACCTCGAAATCATCGCCGAAATCGGTCTCAGCCGAAGCGCGTGTGCCCCCGAGCGGCTCATCGTCTTTGATTTTCTGGATGTTGTTGAGGCCGACGCCGACGCCGCGGTTTCCGTTTGTGTTGAAGGCGTAGAAATTGATGGACGCACGACCCCAGCAGCCGGAGTAAACCTCTTCGGGGTCGAGGATTTCGTTCAAATCCTTGTCGACAATGCCCGGCTTTTTCGTGCTGTTCGCATTGAGGAAATACATGCGCTCGTACTCCGGAGCCTCCGCTGCTCTCTCCTCATCACCGTCGCGGAGCGGAAGCTTAAGGCTCGCGGGTTTCTTGCCGCCCCACTTGGAGGCAATGCCCTCCTGTACAGCCTCGTCGATCGCTGCCTTCAATTTCTTCACCAGCTCTTTGTCCTTCTTCGGGATGAGCAGGCAGATGCTGTATTTCGCATCCTGTCCTGCCTGGAAAGAGCGGCTGTTGAAGATGTTTACATAACTGAAGCGAACCAAACCTGTGACGACCTTTGTACTCATAATCAAATCTCCTTTTCAAAATCGGCTGCTGCCGAATTAATAGCGTCTCTTTTGTCACTCTCCGGTACTAAGACCGGTTTCCCCGCGGGCTTTACGATGAGCTCTCCGAGCGTCTCGGTGAGCTTTTTCTTGCCCACAAGCTTTTCCATTGCTGTGATGCCGTAGAGCTTCCGCTCGTAGAGCATCGCTTCGTCAAACCCTGCTGCCTTAAGCGCATCGGCGACCTTTAAGGTGTCCGCGTACTGTCTGACCGACCGTCCCTCGACAAGCTTCCAGCCGTCGAAGTGCCGGCCCTTAAGCGCCTGGTCAAGTGTCCACGCCTGCACTGCATCGACCCACGATTTGAGCTCTCCGGCGCGTCCTAAGATTTCGCCGATTTCCTCGTCGGTGAGCAGAGCAGGGTTTTTGAAATCGTCCTTTGCAACGGCGAGGTTGTACTCTGCAAGTGCTCGGCAGCGTACACTTACCGGGCACCAGCGGCACCAGTCCCCGCAGGACAAATGCTCCGAGCCCTCAAAGGCCTCCTTGGCTCGCGGCGCTACCTCTGTCTCTCCCCAGCGTAAGAGCTCATCAAGCGGAAGCTCTTCGGTGCTGATATGACTGAGGCGCGGCTGAATGATGGTATAGCGCGCGGTGTCGAAATCGTAGATATCTCCGAAGAGCGCCGCCGCGCCGAGCGCATAAAGCCTAAGTTGCGGATTGCCCGGCGCGTCCACTTTCACGCCTTTCCCGTATTTGAGGTCGATCACCTCGATTGTGCTGCCGCCGATGATGACAGCGTCGCTTGTGCCGAAGGACTCCGGAGCCCATGCGTCGAGGTCAAGCTGCTGCTCTACCATGAGCTCCGCGTCCTCGCCCGATGCTGCAAGCCGCTCCATGACCGTATCTGCATAGAAATCGGTCGCTTCGTCCATCTCGCCGCACCAGTACTCGCTTTTCCGGAGCTCCTTCATCTGCTTTTCATGCTGCGCCGGTGTAATCTCTCCGGAAAGCATCCGGAGTTTTGACTCTGCGACCGCGTGTGCCAGAGTGCCCTCTGCGGCGTAGGGGCTCTCGGGCGGCTCCGGAATCCCTGCGCTCAGTGCGATTGAGGCAGGGCAGTTAAGCCACCGCTTGGCGCTGCTCGGCGAGAGCCGCGCGTGATTACTCGGCATTCCGCGCCTTCACTTTCTCCATGAGGGCGGGAAGGTCCTCGAGCTTCACCTCGGTAAGCTTGGCGCAACCGAATTCCTTGATGAGTTCCTTCGCGACATTTCCGCCGGTCGATTTATTGAGCTGTGCAAGCGCCTTCCGGACTTCAACGCGGAAATCCTCGGTGACTGCAGGCGCTGCTGCTTTCTTCGGTGCCTCTGCCTCCGCAGGCGCCTCTTTCCAAGGCATTTCTTCCTTCGGTGCGGACTTCTTTGCCTTCGGCGCTTTCGGCTCTTCTGCGGGCTCCTGAACGCTCTGAGGGGCCGCTGCCGCGGTGCCCTTAAATGCCTCGAATTCGTCGAGGGAATCAAATGTGACTGTAATCTTCATGCTTATTCCTCCTTATTCATTGGTATTTCAATCCCCGTCAGCTCTGTGAATTTCACCGCGCTGACGAAATAGCTCCATTGCTTTAACTTCACGGCGTAACCCCACGGAAAAACGCCGTCTTGAAGCCCTTGTGTGACAAATGCTTTCGATTTGCCCATGAGCCGCGCGACCAGGTCGACCGGCACATTTACAGCATCGTTCGGCCTCATCTCCGCGATCGGCACGAACTGCTCGAAGTAGTCATCCTGCACGCCGAGGGCGCGAGCAAATTCGCGCTTACGCTCTTTCGCGGGCTCATTTTTACCGGAGAGGTACTGACTGATAGAGGATTTCCCGACTCCGGTAAGCGCCGATAGCTCGGACTGCGTAAGACCTTGGTCACGCATCAGCACTTTCAGCTTCTCTCCGAATGCCATGCTGTCCTCCTTACTTG